CAAAGCCCATGTTCTTCTCTGCGCTGCCCTACACTCCCCATGAAATGGAGAGTGCCAAGCATCCCTACGAGCTGCCCCCCGTCCATTACACGGTCATCCGTGCTATGGGCGAGCAGATGGGCGTCGGCGGTGATGACAGCTGGGGTGCCAATGTCCACCCGGAGTATATTCCTGATGTGACCAAGCCCGTGGAGTTCACCTTTACGTTCCGTGGCATCTGATGATTGCCCGCAAACGTATTTGCAAGGGTCTGGACATCAGCGTAGAAGACCTTTTCATAGATAAAAGCGCAACGATTGATATGCTCTTGCACACTTCTGGGGAAATAACCCTATACCTTTAAGGCCACATAGGTAATGAGAAGTGCTGCCGGGTAGCTCGGATCGTAGTTAAACTCGATCCGAGCTTTTTCTTTTTCATCGACAGCCAACATAAATTCCTTGATGCTGCCCAACTTCTGAAACGCTTCCTCTTTTTTCCACACACCACGTCCAACGCCGTCGCGGTGAATATCTTCCGGTCGGTATCCGTAGTGTTTCAGTACTTCATCGGTTGGCAGTTCCTCAAATGTTTTCTCAGTCATGCCCACATTTCTCCATCCTGAACAGCCACGCACATAATGTATTGATTCATTCCGTCCCGGCCTCCTTGTCGTCTATCTCCCCGCCGTGCTATACTCATAGCAAAGAAAGGAGGTGATCTTCTTGTGGATTTATCGCTCTCCTATCGGAGTTTTTACCATCAAGCAATTTCCAAATGGAAAATACGGTCTTTGCTACGATTCCGAATGCTATGGTTTTTACTCCACTCCTGTTCAGGCCACCGATGACGTGTATACACATGTTACCGGATGCACCGAATGGGACGATCTGGACGGCAAGGTGCCAAACGAGCCGACTGATCTGAGCGAATGGGAGAAAGTCTAATCCTTTTCATCGGCGGGTGCTGTTTCTGACAGTACCCGCCGAAGTCTTTCCAGCGTTACCGAAATGTGGTTCAGCGTCTTAATCCCAGACTGAATCGTTTGGAGGTTTTCTTCGCTGGGCGGAGAACCTGCCATCAGCTCCTCCACATAATCGCAGTAGTGAATCGTCATCCTTGCGATGCTGGTGGTAGCCTGTGCGATCAGCTCACATTCTTCTTTTCTCATTCCGCCCCGGCCTCCTCGGCGTCCTCGCGGGAAAACAGCAGCTCAATGCTTTCCTCTGATCCCAGAACAGCCCTGATCCTGACTGTCATATCCACGCCAATCTCAGAGTTACCGTTCAGCTTGTAATACATCGTGCTGCGGGAGGTTCCCACTTCTTTTGCCAACTCCTCGACGGTCATCTTCTTTTTCAGAAGATGTTCCTCGATTTTAGGGTATACCACTTCTTGTCCCTCCAATCCTAAGTTTCGTATTTTGTCATCAATATAGCACCGTTTTTAGGATTTGTCAATCGTAAAAATACTATTTTTAGAAATATTTTTCTAAATCCTGAATCATCTCCATTGCATTTTCCTAATTCTAGGATTACAATATAAGTACAACTAAAAGGAGGAAAGCCCTTATGACTAGAGAAGACCTCTTGAAAGATTACATTCTAAAGAATTACAGAACCGTCAAGGATTTTTCCGTTGCCAGCGGCCTACCTTACACAACCGTCGATGGAATTTTGCGGCGCGGTGTAATGAATGCCCGCGTAGAAAACATGATTAAACTCTGCCAGTTCCTTGGTATCTCGCTCGACGCGCTTGTTGCTGGGCAGATTGCGCCTTATTCGGATACCCCCGCATTCTCTATTGAAGATGTAGCTGCGCTCGAAAAGTATCACCAGCTCCCGGAATCTGACCGCGAGACTGTGGATTTTGTTCTGAACCGTCAGGCCAAGAAGCAAGATGCTTCTGAAAGCGCGGAAGAATGACGATTAGAGATCATGATGTTCCCCTGTCAAGCAGGGGAACATCCCGCGTGTTATCCTCCCTCCTCCAAAATGTAGGATAACACGCGGGCGGGGCTTGCTTCGTGCAGCTTTTCTCCCACAATTCGATATTTTGTGAAGTCATTCTGCCCATTGTTTTAATTTTCGGAAAACTTTGCAAAAGAAAAAGCCCGCCGGGATATACCCGGTAGGCTTGCAAAAAGAAACCCGCCCCATCTTCTCTACGTCAGTACCCCGCGCGGTGCGCAGGGCTTCGAGAAAACAGAGCGGTTTCAAAATGAGTTGCTGTTTTAGGTGGCATTCATTTATATAAATGGCCGCCAGCGATACTATTTCGGAAATGGATTTAACTTTTTGGCTGTTGAAAGTGTGGAAAGATTATTTGAAAGGATAATCCCATGAGTGAAAAATATCTTGATAATCAGGTTCGTTCCGGCAATTTCACTTTGCACGTTCTGGCAACTCGCACACTCTCTCGTGATGAGCTGCTATACGCCGTTGCCGTTTACCAGAAGGCGAACAAGTTAAAGCAGCTCCCTGCCAGCGGAAGCGCCACGATCCGCTTTCCTGTCCGCGATTTCGTGGAATAATTCTTCGATGTTCTCAAATACGTGCCTTGCATCCTCTGGCTTTTGGAATTTCAAAACGCCCTCCGCGCCCGCAAGGACAACTTCATTGTGTTCATCTGCGAACAGGATCATGCTGTACGGATCATCCGGCAGACGTTCTTTGTTGAGCTGTTCCAATTCTTCTTCGGTCAGCTCGATGCACACTTCCTGTTCCAGCATGGTTTCTTCCTCCGAAAATCAATATTTTACTATATTATAGCACATCATTTTCCATTGTGAAAGGATATTCCCATGGCGAGAAAGAAGATCAAAAAAGGAGACGGCCAGCGGCTCGTTGCCTACTACCGATACAGCGGCGGCAGCGGGCAGACTGAGCAGAGCATCGAGGGCCAGCGCCGCGACTGCGAAGCCTACGCCCGCTTGCATGGCATGACGATCCAGCACGAATACATAGACCGCCACATCAGTGGCAAGACCGATGACCGTGGCGCATTCCAGCAGATGATCGCAGACAGCGACAAAGGCGCGTTTGATTATGTCATCTGCTGGAAGACGGATCGTTTCGCCCGGAACCGCTACGACAGCGCCGTGTACAAGAAGCGCTTGCGGGACAACGGCGTGGAAATCCTCTATGCCGCCGAATCCAACATCTCCGGTTCCGAGGGTATCATTATAGAGGGTTTGATGGAAGCCCTTGCCGAATACTACTCCGCCGAGCTGTCCGAGAAAATGCGGCGCGGTATGCGTGAGAGTGCATTGAAGGGCAAGGCGGTCAACCGCTGCCGCGCTCTGGGCTTGACGACGGATTCTGACAAACGCTTCGTCATTGATCCCAAGACGGCCCCCATTGTGCGCTTCATCTTCGAGCGGTACGCCGCCGGGGATTCCTCCATGTCTATCGTAGAGCAACTGAACGCCAAAGGAATGCGTACCAGTCAGGGCAATCTATTCAATAAATGTTCCATCCCCCGCATCATCCAGAATGAAGCCTATCGCGGGGTCTATATCAGCAAGGCGTACAATGTCCGCATCGAGGGAGCGATCCCCGCCATCATCGACGATGAACTTTGGGAGAGGGCACAGACTATGTTGAAATTGAACCAGCAGAAGCGCACCAAGAATGCCGCTAAGGCAGACTATTTCCTTTCTGGCAAGCTGTTCTGTAAAGAATGTGGCAGCCCGATGAAGGGCGTAAGCGGGCACAGCAGCACCAACGGCGAGGTCTACCGCTACTACGCCTGTTCCAATCCTGAGTGCCACAAGCACAACATTCCCAAGGATGATCTGGAAGGCAAGGTTGTGCAGTCCATCTGCGATCACCTTTTGCAGCCCGAATCCATGGACGCGCTGGCCGACGCCATGATCGAAGTGCAGAAACAGGACTCCGTGAAGCCCAACGCCGAGCGGCTGGCCGTGGAAGAAAACCTTGCCGATGTGCGCCGCCGGAGTAAGAACATTCTGGACGCCATTGAGAACGGCACCGCCAACCCCCAACTTTATGCCCGGCTCGATGAGCTGACCGAGCGGGAGAATACTTTGTCCTATCAGCTTGCCACCCTGCAAAATGAGAAGACCATCGTCTTCACCAAAGAGCAGTTTCTTTTCCTGCTCGAACAATTCTGCATCGAGCCTTCTGAACGCAGCGAGGAGTATGGGCGCCGCCTTATTAACACTTTCGTAACATCTATGGAAGTTAGCAATTCTGAACTATTTATTTACTTCAATGTTTCCGAGGAAACCCTTAATAAAACAAAAAACGCACCTCAGAAAAACTTTCAGAAAGAAAGTTCGTCTGAGATGCGTCTGGTCCGAGTGGCGAGAATCGAACTCACGGCCTCTTGAACCCCATTGTGCTTCTCTCGAAAACACAATGTACAATCCGATACTGCCTAGACTCAGTATCGTTAAATTTCAAATGCATTATACCATTCTGTTTTATTGGATGTCAAGACGTTTCATTCCTTTTGTGGTCAAATTGTGGTCAAGCAACCCCGACAAATGACTTTTCTCCCCCAGCTAAGTTACATCGCGCAATTTCGATTTTCATCAATCGAAGTTGCGCTTTTTGTTTGCACGAATTATCTATAAGGAGGATTTGTCAACCATGTCAATGAACCATCGTTGTTTTTTCATCCTTGACAGAATTGTATGACCCTTAACTACTTTTACGGACAGGCCGGAGAACTCTTTTCGTTCTTCCGCATTCCAAAGGCTCTTTTTCAGGAGCAGCGGTTTCAAGATCTGTCAACCGATGCCAAAACTCTGTACGGCATCCTGCTTGACCGCATGAGCCTTTCTGTTAAAAATGAATGGTTTGACAAAAAAGGTCGAGTTTTCATCATCTTCACGATTGAGGATGTCAAGAGGACTTTGCGTTGCGCAGACAACAAAGCGACCAGACTGCTCCGGGAACTTGAAGAATTTGGTTTGATTGAACGAAAACGCCGTGGACTGGGCAAACCGAGTTTGGTGTATGTGAAAAACTTTTCGTCAGACCTTTCAAATGAGCGTGTCCAGAATCGTGAAAATCACGAATCTGGAAGTCCTAAAAACGCTTGTCAAGACCCGCCCAAATCACGATGTAATAAGAATAAAAAGAGTAAGACAGAGCGGAATAATACGAATCCTATCCTTTCCGATGAATTGGAGAAAATGAAGAATCGTAAACTGCTCGAAGAATATTTTTCACGTTCTTTGGAGATAGAACTTCTTCTCCGGCTTTACCCGGATGATGAAGATACCATCTATCAGATCGTAGATTTGCTGGTGGACACCTGTGACAGCAAGCGTAAACTCATAAGAATCGCTGGCGATGATAAGCCCGCCGAAGTTGTGCTCAGTCGGCTAAAAAAGTTGAATGCAGACCACATCCGCTTCGTACTGGACTGTCTGGCAGCGAACACTTCCCCGATACGGAATATGAAGCAGTACCTTCTGGCCGCACTATTCAATGCTCCAACCACAATACAGCTCTATTATCAAAACAAAGTCAACCATGATTTAGCAACTCGGAGGTGATGAAAATTTCCAAAAAGGCAACAACGATAGCCGTTATCAACCAGAAAGGCGGCACGGGCAAAACCACCACCTGTGAAAATTTGGGCGTAGGGCTTGCAATGGAGGGCAAGAAAGTTCTGCTTGTGGACGCTGACCCACAGGGTTCGCTTACTGTCAGTATGGGCTGGCAAGACCCGGATGCACTGCCCACTACACTCTCCACTCTTATGCAGAAAGCCATGAACGACCAGTGTATTCCACCCGGCGAAGGGATTCTGCACCATGCGGAGGGCGTTGACCTTATCCCGGCCAACATCGAACTGGCCGGACTGGAAGTGGCTCTGGTGAATACCATGAGCCGGGAGAAAGTGATGAAACAGGTGTTGGAAAGCGCAAAACGCGAGTACGACTATATTCTGATTGACTGCACTCCCTCTCTCGGTATGCTGACGGTCAATGCGCTGGCAGCGGCAGATTCCGCACTGATTCCGGTGCAAGCACAATATCTTTCGGCAAAAGGGCTGGAGCAGTTGCTTCAAACCGTGCAGAAAGTAAGGCGACAGATAAACCCGAAACTGAAAATTGAGGGCATCCTGCTCACCATGACGGACAGCCGCACCATCTATGGGCAGCAAATCAGCAATCTGATTCGGCAAGCCTACGGAAAGCATTTGAAAGTGTTCGACCAGACAATTCCCCGTTCTGTCCGCGCTGCCGAAACCAGCACGACCGGAAAAAGCATTTTCCAGTATGACCCGAAAGGCAAAGTGGCAGAAGCCTATCATTCCATCGCAAAGGGGGTGTTGGCCGATGCCGAAAAACGGCTTAAACGTCAGTTTGAACAGCTACGATGATATTTTTTCCACCGAAGAAACGCGGCAGGAAGAACAGCGCGAACAGGTACAGCAAATTCCCATTGATGAGTTGTATCCGTTCAAAGACCATCCCTTTAAGGTGCTTGATGATGAAGCTATGCAGCGCACAGTAGAAAGCATAAAGCAGTTGGGTGTCACAAATCCGCTGATTGCTCGTCCGCGCCCGGATGGTGGCTACGAAATCATTTCCGGCCATCGCCGCCAACACGCTGCACAGCTTGCTAGACTGAAAACCCTGCCGGTTATCGTCCGTGATATGTCGGACGATGCCGCCGTTCTGCTCATGGTTGATTCCAATCTTCAGCGCGAACAGATTTTGCCGAGTGAGCGGGCATTTGCCTATAAGATGAAACTGGATGCACTGAAAAGGCAAGGTGCTAGGTCAGATTTAACTTCATCCCAAGTTGGGATGAAGTTGCAAGCTCTTGATATTGTTGGACAAGAGGCTGGTGATAGCCGCAACCAAGTACACCGTTTTATCCGCTTAACCAATCTTATCCCGGAACTGCTGGACATGGTAGACGAAAAGAAAATCTCATTTAACCCTGCGGTGGAACTCTCTTATCTTGATGAAAGCCAGCAGCGAGATTTTCTTGAAGCTATGGCTGACACGCAAAACGCCCCATCGCTTTCACAGGCGCAACGGCTCAAAAAGCTGGCGCAGGAAGGTCATTTCTCGTATGACGTTGCCTTTGCCGTGATGGGTGAACCGAAAAAGGACGAATTGGACAAAGTTGTTATCAAAAACGATACCCTGCGGAAATATTTTCCCGAAAGCTCTACTCCGAGAGAGATGGAAGAAAAAATCATTGGGCTTTTGGAAGAAAGTAAAACCGAAAAAGTTGTATTCAGGAGCGATTCTATCAAAAAATATTTTCCGAGCAACTATTCGTCAGAACAAATCGAAAATTCAATTCTCAAGATGCTCGACCAGCGCATGAAAAAGCGCAAGCATGAAGCTGAACGCTGACGATCAGATAAAACGCAAGACCCACTTTGGGTCTTTTTCTTTTGCAAACATGGAGGAAAAAGCCTATGAACAACACCGCTACTTGTATGATTCGTTCCGAGGAGATCACCATTGATATGCGCATCAAGGAGGAAATGCGATGCGCCTGAAAGACAATAACAATCCCTTCATCCATGTCAACCCGCCGTACCAGCTCATGGTCATCCACAGCAGCAAGCTGGTCTATCCCCGCGAACTGTATCAGCGTGGTGTGGAGCGCAAGCGTGTGGAACTGATCGCCGCCCACTTCAACGAATATGTGGCAAATGAGCCGAAGGTCAGTTTCCGCAACGGTCAGTTCATCGTAACGGATGGGCAACATACCATCGAGGGGCGTATCCTCCGCAACGGCGGCAAGGATCTGCCAATCCTCTGCAAGGTGTACACAGGCATGACCGTGGAGCAGGAAGCCCTGCTCTTCGCCGAGCAGAACGGCTTCTCTGCGCCGCTGACGGCAGGCATCAAGCTCCGTGCCAAGGTTGTGGGCGGCGATGCCATTTCCAAGGCGTTTCTCGCAGCCACCAACCGGGTGGGGTTGAGTCTCAATTATGACAGCCAGCAGCTGACCGATTACCGCATCGGCTGCGTTGGTACGGCTTTCCGGCTCTACAAGCAGATGGGCGAACCGCTCTACTGTGAAACGATGCGGCTGATCGTGGCAGCATGGGAGGGCAAACCCGATTCGTTCCGGGCCTCTGTTCTGAAAGGCATGATGCACTTTGTGGAACTGTACCACGGCGAGTTCAGCGAAGAACGGCTGCTCCGTGCGCTGCGCAACATCCACCCGGTCGATATTTACCGCATCGGGCAGGACGACCCTGCAAAGCTGCGCGGATGGAAAAAGTACGTTTTCCCCATCTACACCACCTACAATGGCAAGTGCAGAAAAGACGCACTGCCGATGAAATTCTGATATTTTCAGGCATACCTCCCATATACACAAGGGGCATCCGCAAACCGCAGATGCCCCTTGTTACATATCAAAGTACAATATATAGTGTTCCTGTATTCATTCAACACAATATATAGAGAAAAGAGGTATTCTATGCGCTCTCAGTTCACTTCGTATGAGCAGCTTCCCATCACCCTGACAGCCGATCATGTCGCTGCTGCGCTGGGCATCTCCCGCGCCAACGCTTACATCCTGCTCCGTTCGGACGGCTTTCCCACGCTCCACATCGGTAAGCGGATGGTCGTACCCAAAGACCGTTTTCTTCAGTGGATCACGGATAGCGTAAATGGATGATCTGACATCCTTGATTCAAGAGGTTTCTTTTTCTATACTATTCCCGAAACGACTTGACATCAGGAAGGAGGCAATATGCCAAGCAAACGTTCACACGGCGAGGGTACGCTTCGCCACCGCAGCGATGGTCGCTGGGAATTACGTATGATGGACGGCTACCAGAAAGATGGTTCGCCGCGCTTCAAGACCTTCTATGGCAAGACCCAGAAGGAGGCCAAGCTCAAACTGAAAGAGTATCAGGATGCGCTTATCAGCGGTGTCCAGCTGGACACGATCCTGTACTTTGAGGATTGGGCTGATACATGGTTCGAGGGTCACAGGGATAATATCGCTCCCACGACACAGGAAAGCTACAAATACTGCCTGAAAATGCTCAAAGAGGGATTTTATCACCGCCCCTTGACCGTCATACGCCCCATCGACATTGAAAACTTCCTGAAAGGGATGCGGCGCGATGGCCGCTCGGATTCTTACATCAGCAAGGCACGAGGGATGCTCTACCAGATCTTTCAAAAGGCAGAAGCCAATGACCTTGTGCGCCGCAACCCGGTCCGGCTTGCTGAAAAGATGCGGGCATCCGGCACCGCAAAACGCAAGGAAGCCTTTACCACAGCGGAAGTCGCCCACTTAATGAAAGTTCTCCCCGATGACCGCATGGGCTTGAGCATCAGGCTTTTGCTCGGCACTGGAATGAGAATGCAGGAACTTCTGGCTTTGGAGCCGCAGTTTATTGAAGAAGATGGCTCTGTCATTCACATCCGGCAGGCAGTAAAGGTCGTAAAAGGTACGGTCAGCATCGGCAGTCCGAAATCCAAAGACAGTATCCGGGATATTCCGGTGCCGCTGAATGTCCGCCCGTGCGCCATCAAGCTGCGGGAT